GTTCTTAAAGTGATTAAAGAAAATGGATTTACCTCATACTCAACTGCAGTGGACACAGAATAATTTCAAACATACACAGAGACAGATAAGTATTAACATGACATCACCGCAGAAAGCAAAAGGATCAGGATTTGAGAGAGAAGTTGCAAGATTTCTTTCTGACCTATACAGCGAAAGCTTTATAAGAGCACCTGGATCCGGAGCTTACATTGGTGGTAAAAATCAGCATAGAACAAGTATATTACATGAGGGACAAGTACGTTCTTTCAAAGGTGATATTGTACCCGGTCAAAGTTTCAGTAAAATGAACATTGAATGTAAGTTCTATGCAGATTTTCCCTTTCACTTACTACTTTCAGGTGACTGTAAAGTAATAAATACATGGATTGAACAATTAATGGATGTTGCCGAAGATGGTGATGTAAATTTATTGTTTATGAAGTTTAATAGAAAAGGGCGTTATGTTGCCGTGCAATGCGGCTCAACATGGATAACAGACAATTTTGTCTATTATTCGTCAAGCAAGTTTGGCGATTGGCTAATCGTTGAATTTGATGACTTTTTCAAACACAACAGTACATTATTAAAAACCTATTCGGCAACCCCAGACACCACGTCAAATCAAACTGTTATTAATATCCCAACAACATAATCAAATAAAAATTCGTTGTCTTGGCTGCAAGACCTCCTTGAAGATGCGTATAAGAACGCTGATGGATCTGGAGTAAGCATAGTTAGTGATAACTATGGAATACCGAGAGGGCAATCGACAAAGCGAACCCTCAACAAGCTCATCCCTACTTTATCTTTGCGGGGTGAGAAGTGCGTTGCTGAAGAATCAATTGAAAGATCATTGATAGCTTCACTACAGTCCCATAACTTTACAGAGCAACCGGTAGCGTTTAGTAGCAACAAATAGCTAATTAGACGGGGAAAAGATGACAAAGGATGACGGGCATGGCAAATACCCTTAACCATTGGTAGTGCTGAATAGCACTACCATGGCTTCAAAGCGGCAATATAGTCCATATATAATATAGAGTAAAAGACAATAGATAACCGTAAAAATTAAGAACGAACGAAGTGAGTTCTTAGATGAACGAAGTTCATCTTTACATAGATAACCCGATGTTGATAAATGAATAGTTACGGAAATAATTAGAAGTATGGAAGCCCTGATTTCTTAGTAGTATCTAAGTTTTCTTCTATTAATTTACCTATGTTATTACGTTCTGTACTAGACATGTTTAAAATATCTTCATAGCTAGCCCCACCTCGCATATGCCAGGCATATCGTATGGCTGTGTTTTTTATAACTTTAGCCTCTGCTTCCAAATCATCTAACAGCTTCTGTATATCTTCAGAGTTAAGATATAGAAGCCTTACCCGAAAAAATCAGATACATTAAGTGTTAGTTTTTGTGTATATTCATGTGAGCAATGGATACACTTTACATCCAGCGGTTTAAGTTGTGATGATTCACGTAGTTTAATAGTAGTAGTTCTAAGTTGTTCAAATATTTTACGATCACAATTTTGTAAAAAATCCAAAATATATTCTTTTTCTTTCACAATGGCTGAGGGTGTACTAATATATTCTAATGATTCAGTTATCAGTTCTATACTTAAGTTGTTTAATTTTTGCATAGCGATTCCTGATTCAGTTTGACGTTCAACTGGATCTTCAATATTTTCCAATTTATTAATTGATTGTTCTATTTCAAATTGAACCATATTAATATTGTTTACCTTTTGATAAGTAAATGGTTTAAATTTAAAAGTAAGTTCATTTAATACTATTGGTTCATCGTAGTTACCAACTTCAAGCCTACCCAACAACCCTACTAAATTTATATTATATGATGCTTGCTCACCACAGCTAGGACATGTTGATTCAATATCAAGTAAATTACCATTACTAGCGGCTCTAATTGCTACTAATATTGGATCTAAATCTATGCTAGGGATAGACCAAGGATCTTTGATATTTGGAACACAGCTTTTTATAATATCAACTACAGCAGTACCATTGAATAAAGCATCCGGAGTTTTGCTGGTTATTTCATCAATAGCGGTCATTGGATATACGGGTAGTTCTTTATTTTCTGGCAAATCTATAGAACCCTCAGGGTAAAAATTACCGCCGCTGGGTAATTTAAGATAAATTTCAGGTCTACGGAAATATTGTTTTAATGGGTTTGTGTTCATATGTTCTCCTAGGTTCTTTTTTAAGACATAAATACTATTAACTATTTAATGGGTAAAAAGTATGGCAGAGAATTTTAATGATGATATTGAGGCTCTTCGGGAAGCTTTTCGTAAGCAACGTGAAATAACTGAAGATGATATCTTAGCACGTGAAGGATATGCTAGAAACCAGAATGGCATTATAGGTAAGATAGAATCAGCTTCCAAAAAACGAGCTGACTTAGAAGAAAAAATATATAAACAAATTGAAGCTACTTTTGGAAAAGAAGAAGCTCTTGCAAATAAAAGATTACGATCTCAGGAAATACAACAAGCCGAGTTTGAAAAACAAATTCAAAGCATGAATTACATCATTGATAGTAATGGTAAATATGTAAAATCTACAATTGAATTAACGAACGAACAAAAAAAAATATTAGCAACTCTTAAAGATGCTAATGATAAAGCACAAAAAATTGCTAAACTTACTGCAAATCCAGGTAAAGAATTTGGCGATTTAGCAGATAGATTTAAAAATACTAACGCTATTGTAGGTGATTTTTCTAATAAAATACTAGATTCGGCAAAACATAGTGCGGCGTTAACTGCTGCATACCAATTAGCAGGTGCAGGACTAGAAGGATTGTATAAAGCTACTACAGTAATGACCAAGTCACTTTATTCAGGTGAACGTGGTGCTACTGTCACAGCAAAAGCCTTTTCAGAATTAACTGATTCAGTTGGTTCTATGGTTCAAGGGGTAGGAGCAGCCGCAGCAGTATTTTCTTTCTTTCTTCCAATTGGTAAATTATTAAAAATAGCAGCCTTGGGCTTAACTGCTTTGGGCGCTGGTATAAAAACTTATGGAGAATATCAAAAGTTAGGTGCTGAACAAAATAAAAAATTATTTGACACTTACAATAAACTAAGTGCAAGTGGCTTACAAGCAAGTAAAGGTCTTACTGGTGTATTTGACACCTTGCAAACATTAGGTATGACTGCCGCTGAAATAGAAAAATTTACTGAAATCTTAGTAAACAATTCAAAAGAATTAAAATTATTTGGTGCTACCGCTGCAGATGGTGCAAAGAAGTACACAGAAGTAGCCGGAGCTTTAGTAAAAAGTGATATTGGTCAAACGTTTGAAAAAATGGGTATTACTGCTGATGAACAGCGTGAACATACATTAAGATACATGGCTAACCAAACTCGTATGGGAATGGTTCAAGGTAAAACTCAACAAGAGTTAATTAGAGGATCACAAGCATATATTGAAGAATTAGATAAAATTGCAATGATGACAGGTGCTACACGCAAAGAGCAAGAAGAAGCACGTGCGGCAGTTATGGCTGAAGAAAATCTACGTGCCGCAATGCTTCAGGCTGAAGTAGACGGTGATAAAGATCGTCAAAAACAACTTAAAGCAATAGCTGATTATTCTACTTATTTACGTGCAACAGGTGATATTAGAGGAGCAACTGGTGTAGCAAATTACGGCGCAATGGGTGGTCCAGTTGATGAGGCATCAGCGGCTGCTATGATTACTTACGGTAAAGGCATTGAAGCCGCATTAAATGGCAAACCCATTGCTGAAGTTATTAAAGAAGGTCAAAAATCAGCTGATGAAACTCTTAAACAAATGGCTACTACAAGAGCAGTTGGTGGTGATGTTAGTGGATTAGTTACTGGAAAATACGGTAACTTACTTGATACTTCTAAAATGAATGCAGAATTGTTAAAAGCTGTAGGACCAAACGGTGACATTAATGCATATTTGAATGAATTACAAAAACAAAGAGCAAAAGCTGATGAAAAATTAAATCTTACTGTAGAAGGAAATAGAAAACAACAAGATGCCGCAATGATGATGGATAGTGTAGTTTTCTCAAAATTTAATCATGCAGCCCAAATACAAGCAACTGCAAGTAATATATTTAATAATGCTGTTAAAATATTTAGTGAAACAGTTGGTGCGAAACCCGTTACAGGTGGTGGTTATGACACTAGTAGAGGAGATGCAACTACTACAACTTCTCCTGCACCTACAACACCAGCCCCAATAGCTAGTACCGGTGGAGGAGCTGCAACTGGTAATCCAAATTTAACAAAACAATCATCCCGTGTAAGATCAACTAATCCAGCAATTCCTGCCACAGTCCCTAATGCACCTCCTAATGCACCTCCTAATGCACCTCCTAATGCACCTCCTAATGCACCTCCTAATGCACCTCCTAATGCACCTCCTACTTCGGCTATACCAATAGCACCTAATGCACCTCCTAATGCCGGTGCAACTACTATGGGTGCAATGGCTGAACAACGTAGATCTGGATTAGCTGGAGCAGCGCAAGGTACACCAACCCCACTTCCGTCAAATATGACTCCTAAAATGACAGAAAGTATATTCAATTTTGGAGATAAATCTGGAAGTAAAAGTAATTTTGAACAATTAAATGATAGTATTAGAACTAGAATTACAAATGCGGCAGCTGAATTTAATTCTATGACTGGTGGTAAAATTTCAATTAATAGTGCTAAACGTGATACAGCCGATCAACAAAGATTATGGGATGAATCTGTAAAAGAAGGAAGAACAGGTTTAACTGCTCAAGGTAGACCTATAGCTAAACCTGGTACTAGTAAACATGAACGTGGAGTAGCAGTTGATATTCAAAATTATAATGATCCAGCTGCTATTAAGGCAATGAATAGTCAGGGATTATTTCAAACAGTTCCTAGGGATCCGGTTCACTTTGAAATGGCTAGATTTGGTGGAGTATTCAGTGGTCCAGCATCTGGATATCCTGTTATACTTCACGATGAAGAAGTTGCTATGCCTAAACCCCAGTTTGATGAATTGGCTAATAATGTAAAGAAAGAAAGTATAACTACTGCATTTAATGACTCAACTAATATGTCTACTAGTAATTCATCCGAATCATCTTCTGCTATATTACAAGAATTACTAGGTTTAATGGAAAATAAGTTTGATGCAATGATTGATAAACTCAGTACTAGTAATGATATATCAGACAAATTATTACGCAATTCAATGGTTTAATACTAAATACTAAACAAAGTATCTACTATGACCTATAAAAAACGTTTCTCAAATAAATCTGGTATGTCCAGTCCCATCTCTGGGTTTAACAATAACACCGGAGCTTGGAATGGTAGTCCTGGGCAAAACGGTAGTGATACCGGAGGATATAACAATGCTGAAATGGGCTATAAAAACTATCGTAGCCGTCTTCCAGAAGTATATACAGGTCACCCAAATCGTATTGAACGATACAATCAATATGAAATGATGGATGTTGATGCTGAGATTAATGCTTGTTTAGACATTATATCTGAATTCAGTACACAAACAAACGAACATAATAAAACTCCCTTTGACTTAGATTTCAAAGACGAACCAACACAACATGAAGTTGAACTACTAAAAACTCAACTACAACAATGGTGTAAACTCAATGAGTTTGACACTAGAACATTCAAAATATTCCGTAATACTATTAAGTTTGGGGATCAGGTATTTGTACGTGACCCGGAAAACTTTAAGTTATATTGGATAGATATGACTAAAGTTATTAAAGTTATTGTTAATGAGAGTGAAGGTAAAAAGCCTGAACAATATGTCATCAAAGATATTAACATTAACTTACAAAACTTAAGTGTAGCACAAAAAACAAATACAGACTTTGCCGCTAATCCAGCAACTGGTTTAGGTGGTACAGGTGGTGGAGCACAAGGTGGTGGATATACAGTTCCAAGTATGCCATATAATACATCAGGTAGTCGTTTTACATTAGGTCAAAGTGAAAGTGCTATTGATGCTAAACATATTGTTCACTTAAGCTTAACAGAAGGTCTAGACCGCTTTTGGCCCTTTGGTCAAAGTATTTTAGAGAATATCTTTAAAGTCTATAAACAAAAAGAATTATTAGAAGACGCGGTATTAATCTATCGTGTACAACGTGCTCCTGAACGTAGAATGTTTAAGATTGACGTTGGTAACATGCCAAGTCACTTAGCTATGGCATTCGTTGAACGGATTAAGAATGAGATTCATCAAAGACGTATTCCAAGTACACATGGCGGTGGTAGTGTAGTTGATGCTAGTTATAACCCATTAAGTATGAATGAAGATTACTTCTTCCCGGTTACTGCTGACGGAAGAGGGTCAAGTGTTGAAGTGTTACCCGGTGGACAGAATTTGGGTGAAATTGATGACTTGCGC